CATTTGGATCGAACAATAATCTGTTAGCAACGGCAACAATTAATTTTCTTGCTTGTAACAATAATCTTCTAATATTCAATCTGTTCATTGCACTATCTCTAACTTGTAAGTTTCTATTACCCCAGATAACCGTTCCTACATCAGAGAATGTAGCAATAGGGTTAATTCTACCTGGATATAATGTATCTCTACTTTCTTGATCTAATGGAATACGTGCTCTAATACAATTTACAATACCTCTTGTGTAACCCGCTGTTGCGAACCAAGGATGTGCTACATTATCCGTAAACGCTAAGTTTCTAACAACTTCTGCCGTTGGTGGGATAAATAAGTTTGCATTATTCTCAACGTCTGAAATTTGGATCCATGGATAGTATACCGCAGTATAGTTTGAATCAATTTCAGTTGAATCTAATAAATCAATAATATCACCAGGGTAGTACCACTCATCAGTATTAGCCGCATTGGTATTACCAATCAACTTAATATCAGGTAATGTTGGTAAGTAAATTGAATCGAATCTCTTCTCTTCAACAATCTCAATTGTATCTCTAACCAACTCAGTGTTATTGATGATATCAATACCTGGGGTTGCTAAGATGTTAATTGATGTTTGTTCTGGGTTTTCATATGTTTTAATACCATACAATGTAGCGTAGTAATCTGAAGTACCAAAAGTCTCAGAGTACTCAACACTTGTAAAAGTATCGAAACCAGATCTAACGAAACCATTTCTACCGATTTTGTAATCATCAGTATTTGTTCTTTGCTCTCTATAGATATCCCAACCATCAAATCCACCAGAGAATAAAGCTGTGAACTTTCTAGTTCTGATGTCATAGTAAGGGTGAGAAGGGGTAGATGCAATCACAGTTGGATCGGTAAAGCTACCAGAACCAGTTGAGAAAACAACATTACCATTGGCATCAACAATTGAACTTGCATTGATATCCATGTGGAAACCTTTAGTTTTAGTTGACCAATCAACACCATCATTATATGCGTTATCACCTGTTAATGAAACTTTACCTTTAAACTTCAATAAATCAGCGTCAAAACCATATTCGTTATCAGTGAATCCTAAGTAAACTTTCTTAATTTTATCACCGTTTGAATAAATTGGTAATGCGTATGGTGGGTTAACTATTAATTCACCAGCTGAATAGTATTTTGTTTTGTATGGTAATTCAATTACACCACAATAATCGGATTCAGTTAATCCAGTTCCGTATGATCTAAATTCATAACCTTCGAAACCAGCTGGAACCCCGTCTTTTGGTGCTTTTTCAGCAACATCAACAACAACATATGAACTAACTAAAGGATATTTGTTGTCAATAGTACCTATTTTTCTACCGATATAATTATCTAATGTTTCATCCATTGATAAACCTAAGAATCTTTCTAAGATAACAGGAGATTTATCTGAATCACCAAATGATCTGATGTACAAATCAAATGTTTTTTTATCCAAGTCAACATTTGCAATAGATGTTTTAATTTCCGTGTTAGCGTTACCACCATCAGAGATAGAAATCAATCTAAATAATCTTTGTGGTAAACCACCTCTTAATTCAGAAACAAAGAATGGTGTTACTGGTGATTGGAATTGGAATTTGAAGTGATCCCAGTTATTAATTGGTAATACTTCGTAATGTAATCCTTTAATCTCACCAAAAGCCCAACCCTTTTTAAGTGTTGAATCAAAAACTTCCTCAGCAAATAAATAAGTGTCTTTATCGTAAGCCCCAGTACCTAATACATTTTTAATATAGTTTTTCTTAGTTTTATCTAAAGAAACGCTGTAAGTAAATTGTGTACCACCAGTTGTTGCACCTGTAATCTCAAATGTGGCAAAAGGATTAGTCTGTGCTGTAGCGATTTGTGAATAACCAACAGTGGTTGAATCAACGTGGAAACCTAAACTATCTGTGATATACTCACCTCTACTTCTTAAAGTAGCAGCTAATTTTTTATGGTATTTTGAATTTGGTGTAGCTTGAAACTCATAAACATCAACTTTGGTTTTACCAGTATAAGTAGATGCGCTAGTTGCAGCTATATCATACGCATATAAAGCAAAAGCATAACCTGTATAGGTATCAGTTGTTTCATCGTATGTAAATTCATTTAATAAGATATTATTAGTTCTATCACTAACAGGTATACCAATTGGTAATTCATATGCATCAACAAAAACTGGGTTTGCCGCACCATAACCAGTTAAATTTTGGCTATTTCTGTCAGCGGTAATTGCAGCTGATTCACTAGAATCCAAAATACCCCAATATAATGCGTTATTTTTATACCAATCTTTCTTATTGAATACACCAACATTAAAGAACTTGTAATAAACTATATCGAATTTACTAGTCGCAACATTAGATAATGTTGAAATTTCATCCAATAATTCTGTTGAAGTACCTTGTACATAAAAAGTGCCAGGGGCATTTGCTGTTACATCAACCTCAAAATTGATAATGTGCTCTGTTGATGTGTACGCTAATGTACTCTGATCGATACTACCAATTGTTCTGACCGCATAAGCCATACCACCTTCATGTCCAGAAAGCCCTAAAACACGAGTTACAAATAATTGGTTAGATTGAGTCAAATATCTATTAGCGATATATGGTAACTCATACTTAACTATTTGTGTATCTCTGAATTTTTCAGGATTTTGACCACCAAATGTTACCTTAAATTGATCATAATTTTTAATGAACATTGGTTGAAACGCAGGTCCTTTTTGTGTTTCACCAACAAGACCAAGGGTCGTTACACCAATTGTTTCAGTAGTAAAGGTTAAATCTTTCTCTGATGTATAAACACCTGGTGATGCATAAACTTTGTTTGCCATATTTGTTAAATTTTAATTTTTTTTTATTTACCTGTTGTTACTTACAATAAATATCTTAGTTTTTTCCAAAAAACAGTAAAAACCATTTACTTTTCAAAAATATTTAGCATTAGCGTTTTTCCACCATAGTGAACGTTCTGCTGATTCCAGGGGTAACTTCAAAATCCTCTGGGTCTAAAATAAAGCCCTGTAACATAAATGAATATAACTGAACATAAAATCTTTTGTTCTCAAGATCTTTTATTTCACTTTCATCCGATGTGTCTTCCAAAACTATTGGTATATAATGCCCATTTACAACAGTATATGCTTGTCTGCTTTGAAAATGCTTCAGTATTATTGTATTAAACTTATTAAGGTCTTGTTGCTTATATGCAAAAATTCTAACATCGTAGTTAATATCTACTGGTATTGGTTGGGGTATTTTGTATATATCAACCCCTTTTCTATTACCATCCCAAGTTGGTACCTCCGCATAAGTGAAAGTTTTACCTTGTGGTATATTATATCTTAAAGACGGATTTGACCCAGGTTTTGTATCTGGTTGTCTAACTATATTAATGAATGGTATTTTTATGTTCTTATATTCATCCGAAAATCTCCATGTTTTTGAGAATTCAGACCACTTTTCTATTCCCATCATAAAAACGGGTACTTGTTCACCATTTAAAACCAAAGCCATTTCTTCACTTACAAAGTTTTTAAATCCAGCGTCTAAATCAATGTGTAAAACGCCTTTAGGTAGATAAGCATCTTTGTCAATAATCATATCTTTCATGTTTTCAGCCGCTGCGCTTTCCATCATGAAATTTTCGGTGTACTCAACATTTAGTCTTTCCCTTTGTATGTTAATTTTTTTCTTATATGAACCAGGTAGTGCCATTTTAAATACCATTAAATCTGTTAGGATCGACAGTTGTACATCTTATTGTGCTAAAAAAGCTCCTAAAACCATACATAGTACTTTCGTTATCCACGTTTATTTTACCGTCATCATAAACTTCAAAATATTTTAAATCAGTTTCCGTCATAGCATAACCCACAATATCACCGTAACTAATCTCAACCCCCTTGTCGTCTAATTCTTTATTTAATATATCGAATATCAAATTACCATGTTCTTGATACCTCAAAGAACCATTATCACCGTATGTTTTATTTTCAGCATCCTCCAATTTAAGAATTACTCTAAGTTCAACAGGAGCCAAAAATCTAATATCACGTGTATCACTTTCACCATAAATGTCATCAATATTGCTATGATTACGATCTATTCTAAATAAAACCACAGTAAATCCAGCATCTTCATTTATTATCTCTTCAGCCGCCTCTAAATCATATTGAAAGTCAACATCATCATAATATCTTGAAAGCCTTGTGATTGGTATGCGATTTTTACGTTCCATGTTATTTTTATCTATAAATAGTTTAAATAGTTGTGATATTGACTTTACGAATATTTTTTCTTAATATTGTAATTATGAAAGATCAGGTTTTAGAAATATGTTCTGGTGATTACACCGATGAGGAATTATTCATTGATGAAAAATACGATGGGTGTATTATAGGTGTAAGTTATGAACAATCAGTTGGTTTTACCACAGCATATTCTTTAGACAAGATAATCAATAGGTTAATATCCGATTATAATATGTCTGAAAATGAGGCTATTACACATTTTAATATCGAAATTATGGGTAAAAATCCAGATATTTCTTTTATTAAGGAGTCCACAGATTCGCCAGATCTTTTATGTGAGTATAATAATGAAATGCTATTTCTAGACGGTTATCCAAATAACTGTATAATTGGTGTTAGATTCAGAAAAGACGCTAAAGTTGTTTCAGCTTATAGTGATTTTGACTGTATTAACTCACTAATTGAAAATGATGACATGTCAGAAGAAGATGCGGTTGAATTCTTTGAGTACAACACTCGTGGTTCATACGTTGGTGAGCATACACCAGTTTTTATAACATTATTTTAATGCTAATACCAATTGAAAAGAAAGCGTTAGACATTCTAAAAACATATAACGGATCCAATGATTACATTCTGGGTCTACAGAAGCAATATATTAAAAATAAAAGTTTCATCCCAACAAGAAACCAGTCTGATTATGTTATTAAGTTTGGTAATGTTTCACCAGTTGTTGTTGGTAAAAGTGTGGAAATACACAAGTCTTGTAGGAAGTTTGTACAAGATCAATTGAAATTAGATTTTGAACCACAAAAAATATACATAGACAAACTATTATCAAGACGTGCTGATATGTTGGATATCTGGGGATGTTTTGGTGACGACTGTAAATCATACCGACCAATTTTTATATCAAAAGAGTGTCTAAAAAAGACAAAACAATTACCAAAACTTGATTTTACTAAATACGAACGTGAACCAAAACCACATCAAATTGTAGCTATAACTAAATTACTGGAGAATGAAAAGTATATTTTAGCCGATGACATGGGTTTGGGTAAAACAACATCAGCCATCATTGCAGCTATGGAAGGTGGATTTAAAAAAATATTAGTTGTATGTCCAGCCTCATTAAAAATTAACTGGAAAAAAGAAATAATGAATTATGATACGGAAAAAAACGTATCAATTGTTGACTCGGTTGATTTTAAAGTTAATAAATGGACTATTGTTAATTACGATATATTAAAAAATTTCCATTATTTACCTGAGAGGGGTGTTAAGATTTCTGAGCTACCACCATCACCAATAGATTTCCATAAATTCGATTTAATTATTGCAGATGAAGCCCACTACTTAAAAAGCTCAACATCTAATAGAACTAAAATCTTTAATGACTTTGCTTCTAGGATTCCGAATCGTTGGTTTTTAACTGGAACACCAATTACAAATAAACCAATCGATTTTTATAATTTATTACATATGTGTGACTCACCTATTGCAACAAATTGGGTTCATTATGTTAGAAGATATTGCGCTGGTAGACAATTTAATAGAAAGGGTACAAAACAAAAATATTGGGTTACGTCTGGAGCGTCAAATTTAGATGAATTGAGAGATTATGCGGCTGATATTATGTTGCGCAGAACCAAAAAGGATTCAATTGACTTACCACAAAAAACAATTAAACCAGTTTATTTACCTTTAGAATACTCAACTGGTTACAACGCCTATATGGCCGAATATGAGCAATGGGTTGAAGAAATGGCGGCTATGGGTGAAAAACCTAGTGTTACAGATCACTTAACTAAATTGATTAAGGTTAGACAATTATTATCCAACGATAAAATTGCCCACACTATTAAACTAGCTGAAGATTTAATTGAAAACGAACATAAGGTGATTATTTTTAGTTGCTTTACGCAAACCATTAATGCGATTCATGAGCACTTTGGCAAGTCTTCCGTGCTTATTGATGGTTCCGTATCTAAGGAGAAAAGACAATTGGCCGTTGATAGGTTTCAAACAGACCCAAAAATTAAAGTATTCTGTGGTAATATTGTTGCCGCTGGTGTTGGTTTAACATTGACAGAGGGTACTATTGTAATATTCAATGACCTAGATTGGACACCCGCTAACCACGCACAAGCTGAAGACCGTGCACATAGAATTGGCCAAGAAAATGATGTTCATATTATTTACCCGTTGTTTGATGATACTTTAGATACGATAATGTTTGATACGTTAAGACGTAAAATGAAAATCATCACTCAAGTTATGGGTGATTCAATGGAAAAAGATGATATGTCCCTGGGTAGAGAAGTTATCAACGGATTAATGAAAACATAAAAAGGACATCTTCACGTCTGCTCTTTGGGCTGATCTGTCACCATCTCCTTTTGGCATGATAATAACATTGTATTGTTTTTCAGAACCGACAGGTGTATTTAAAAGCTCGTCATATGTTAAAATTGTTTTAACGTCAACATTATATTTTAATGCTAACCTTTCTTTTAAAATATTAACGTTTTCTGGTTTTTTGAATATAACTTTACCTTTTTCGTTTGTTGCATAACTAGGTTTTTTACTCGTTGTTTTTTCCAATAAATCATCAAATAATTCTTTTGGTACAATAACCGACTGTTTTGCGTTTTCAACATCTTTAACTTTATCGGTTTCTCTTTTATTGGCATCGTTTGAAAAATTAATAACAAAATTAGGGTCAGCCATATTAACGATATCACCCATTTTTGTATAAGCGTATGATTTAATATTATAACCTTCATTTATTAGGTTTTTTGTGATTCTAACCGCAATTTCGTAATATTTTTTAGCAAAAAAATCACCAGCATCGTTCCATCTAAATTGTATTTCTTTATCTGGATTTTTTAATGCTACAGATTCCAATTCACGTGTTAATAATTTTTCAAATCTATCTGGATAATTTAAAAGTAAATTTAATATTTTTGTTTGGTTAAGGAATACATTAGGGAACATCACATAACTACCACGTCTAGCATAACAAATCATGGCACAACTCCCAGCTCCAGGGCATGTATTTACGATATAAAATTGATTACCAGCTATATCATAAACTAGACCACGTAAAGCTGGGATACCAATATTAACCGATATTGAACTACCATCACTAGACTTGGCCATTTTAGCGTTTATACTTAAAATATCATTTGGCATCGCTGTTATTTTTTTAATAAATTCATTAACATCGATTTCACCTTCCTCATCAAATGGTATGGCTTTAC